CGTTGTAGCCGGTCCAGGTCGGAGCCGGGACGCTGAAGTTCGCCACGTTCAGGGCGGCTGATCCGCCCTGGTTCAGGCCGAAGATGATGCCGGTGCAGTAGATTTCCTCAAAGATCCTCTGCGCTTCGCCCAAGGACTGCGCCCGCTGGCGGATCTGGCCGGTCATGTCGTCTTCCCAGAGCTCGGCCTCGAAGCTCTCACCGCCCATAAACTTCTGGTTGATGAGTTCGATGTCCTGGCCGATCACCGGCTGTTCCGCATAGGGCTGGCCCGGGCGGATGAGCTGGGGCAGGGACGAGCGGAACAGAGGCGCATGGAATTCCTGGCGCTTGTCCGACGCGTACTCCCTGAAGTATTCCGTCCAGCTGACCGGCGTCCTCAGGTAGTAGTCGTTCGTGATCGTCTGCACGCCGGCGCGCATGAGCTGGCCGAAGGCAGAAGCCGAAGTAGCTTCTCCCATGCGAAGGTAATGCTTGCTGGCGAGGTCGGCGATGGAGTCCCAATCGTCGAAGCTCTCGTTGAGGAACAGGGGCTCCAGCTTCTCGGCCTGCGCCGCCACGCCGGGATTCATGCGCAGGTGCAGGCCTTCGACGCCCTTGGCCTCCTTGAGGTACTTCATGTCCGCCACGCGGACGATCTTGCCCGAACGCGCCTCTTGCAACCGCGCGGGGCCTGCCTGGGGCATGCCCTCGCGCAACGCGTTCAGAATGGATTGTGCGGTCAGTTCCATGGCGCTTGGTCCTTTCTGCCGTTATCGGCTTAGTGGCTGCTGAGGGCGGTGGTCGGCCATTGGACCACGGGACGCCATTGCGGCTGTTCCGCACCCGTGCCGGTGATCGTCAGGGTGTTGAAGTCCCAATAGTACCCGATGGCGGGCGCGGATCCGGGCTGCGTGGTCGTGATGTGGCGCTGATCGGCGCCCGCGTAGATCACGCATCCCGGGGTGTAGCTGTCGCCGTTGGTGTCGAACTGGCCCTTGTGGACGCCGCCCAGGCTCACGCTGATGAAGGCGGGAGCCGCCGAAACGCTGTTGTCCACGTTCGAGCTGGGCGGGTATTCGCCGAGGGCCACGCCGCAGAAATCGGTGCTCTGCGTCGAAGCCGCGGTGATCGGACGAGCCGTGTTGGTGCCCGTGTCGAAGTAGAGCAGGTCTCCGGGCATGATGGTGTCCGCCGAGTTGGCCGGAAGCTGCCAGCTCGGACCGGCCGAGGACTGGTAGCTGTATTGGGGGATGGTGGAATTGGACATGGCTCAGTTCCTTTCCGGCCAGCAGGCCTGGAGGGTTTCTACTTGTTGGCTTCGAGCAGACGCGTCACTTCGGCGTCCAACTCCGTGGCACCCGTTCCGGGGGTCGCGCGGTAGGCGGGCAAGGTTCCGGACCCACCGGTCGCGGCCTCCACCAACGCCAAAGTCCGTTCGATCTGCCGGCGCTTCTGTTCCGTGGTCAAACCGAGCAGATCCTTGATGTCCAGGTAGACCTTCGGAACCTTGGCCTCTGCCAGAAGTTTCCGGGCTTCCTGGGTGTCGTCGAGGATCCGCTCCTTCACTTTCGATTCCGCAAGCTGGGCTTCCAACTCCCGGACGCGGCCCTTAAGCGAGCCGATGTCGTTGCGCTGCGCACCCAGGTTCTTGCGGACGCTTTCCGCGACCTGGTTGAACAGGGTCGGATGCAGTTTGCGGAGCTGCTTGGCGCTCAGGCCGCTGATGGACTCCTGGCCGCGGCGGGACTCGGCGCCCTTGGTGGCGATGCCGTGAATGGCCTTGATGCGGGACTCGTGGTCCTCGTCGGACTCGTCGGGCATCTTGGGCACCTTCTTTTTCAGCGCCGCCATGGGCACCGGGGCCTCGCCGTCCTCGTCCTCGGACTCGTCTTCGCTCTCGTTCTCGGCTTCCTCCGCCTCGTCCTCCTGCTCGCTCTCGTCCTCATCGTCCTTGTCGTCGCCGCCGTCCGTGTCATCGTCCTTGGCCCCGGGCTTGATCACAACCGAAGCTTCGGCGATCTCTTTCTGGAGGGTTTCCATCTCGGCCTCCAGCAGGATCTTCTTGCCCTCGTTCTTCTCGGCGTCGAAGGCCTTCTTGGACTCCCCGAGCTTCGCCAGCAGTTTGCGGAGTTTCTTGTTCATGTCGGTCTCCTGTTTGGCGCTCTCAGCGAGAGCGAGAAAGCGGCCCCCTCTTGCGGGCCTGGTGACTACATCGACGCTGTCCGCCTGGCCAACTCCAACCATCTGCGTCCAGCGTTCGCCGTTGATCATGACTGTCCCGTCCGGTATCCCCCCGCCGTTGATGCTCAGCCCCACATAGACTTCGGGACTGTTGGGGAATTTCTTGGCGTATTCGATTTGAGCTTGGGCCTTGGACCAAGCCTCGTCCCCGGCGTCGCTCTCGTCCACATTGAGATCCCCGAAGACCCCGGCCACCTGCTTGCCGGTCTCGGGATCCGTGGTCGGCTGGACTTCCAGGTTCGAGTAATATCCGCATTGGAGCCGAACGTCGCCTTCGCTTCGTTCCTGTCGCTCCGTCTCGGTCGCGTGGTTGAGGAAGGCCCTGGCCCCCTCGTACTTCACCGCGGCGTCCTCGATAAAAGCCCGGGTATAAAACCGCTTGTCAACTTGGTTGCCTGGGCCCTCGGTGATCAGAATGCAGCGGATGACCCGCTTCTCCGCATCCGTGACCTTGGCCTCGCGCAGAGCCGAGAAGGTCCAGCCTTGGCGCGCCTCTTTCCCGGCCCGGGCCAGCGCCGCCATCTGTGGCAGGCAAAGGGCCTCGTTGGACTTCCAGGCTTCAAGGTCGGATGCGCTGCACTTAGCAGGCATCGTCTCGCCCTTGATCTTGCCGCCCATCTGCTGGTAGACGTGGGCCACTACGGCATACGGCTCGTCGTAGTCGCTCCAGTTTTTTTGGACCGCCTTCTTTGCCTTCGCCCAAGTCTTATCGTCCTTGACCCAGCTTGGCATTGCGGTCCTTAAAAAAGAAAAGGGGCGTCCGCAGCGCAGGGGACCATTGGCCCGTGCATCGCAAACGCCCCGTCTCAGGTGGGTGCTCCCGTGTTGGTGCAGTTATACCCGCCAAACGTCTTGCCTGTCAAACATTTCTTTTTTCCTCGGTCCGAATCTCCCCCTCTGTTCCACGTGGAACAAGTCCCCGGTCGATCATGCCTTTGATGCCCGCCAAGTCGAATTCCGCATGGACGCCACGGATTTTACGCTGATGAATGATCACCGTGACCTTGGCCTTTTCAAGGGATCGGAGGGTCTGGATCAGTTCGACCTCATCATCAGACAATTTCATCGGCCTATGCCTCCGATACGGGATTTGACCTTGTGGCCCTTGGCATCGTAGAGCCGGAAGCTCCAGGCCTGCTTGCGGGTGAGCACGTTGAAGAACGGCCTCAAGTCCTTGAAGGTCGCGCCGGCAGGGCTCAAGGTCTTGTTGTCGATCATGGCTATCAGGCTGTAGGACAGGGTATCGACGAGGTCCACCAAGCACGGGTACTGCTCGGCCAGCAGGGGAAGGCGCGCATAGCCCGTCTTGAGGTATTCCTGTTCGGCGTTGGGCGTCAGGTCGTAGGGATCATATTCAATGTCGAAAGCGATGTCCCCGGTCGGCGTCCAGAAGATGGTCCCCAACTTCACGGCCCGGGTGGCAATCTGCTTCTCGTCGCACCAAGCCTTGAGGGCGTGGCTGAGCTTGAAAGCGAAGTCCACCAACTGAGGCATCTTCTTTTCGATCCTGGCCAGGCCTGAGAAGTATCGTTCGAGATCGTCAACGTGTTCCTGCTCGCCTTTGAAGTTCGGCAGGATGATGCCGCTGTCCGTCACCGTCTCGTCCGGGTCAGGCTTCAATTCATCCGCCATGGGTGAACCTCTTGAGAAGGCGTTCGACAAGGCCCTGCTTCTGCGTGGTCTCTTTCTGCACGTTCTCAGGGAAGCTCAGTTCCATGCTGCCGTAATAGTCCTGGAGCTTTTGCAGGAGCACGATCCCGTCCGGGTGTCCCATGGTGATCACAACACGGGATCCTACCGCATCATGGACCAAGACGAGTTCGCTGGTTTCGTCGGTGTCTATGCTGATCATCCTTCATCTCCCCCTGATGTGGACTGCCTGCTTTCCTTCCAGTCGGCGAAGCTTTGAACGGGAGCGATTTCCCACTTTCCGTCTTCGTCCCGGATGCCGCGTTCATCGTCGGCGAAGTCCTCGGGCATGTCCAAGCCCAGGAGATCTTTCCAGCTTTTGAGCCTGGGGACCGAATCACAGCGGCAGTTCGGATGGAGCGGCTGATCGGTGCTGTTGCCCCAAGGATCGTCCCCTGGATCCGTCTTCTCTATTTCTTCATCGGTCAGGCCATCCCGGCGAAAGCACCAATCGCAAAGTTTGTCGTCGGGCGCCACCTGCCATTCCTCGTCCTCTACCACGTCCTGGTTCTGCTCGAAGGTCAGATCCCGCGCGTAGTTCTGGATGCGCATGATCTCTGTCCTGGCAATCGTCCTGGATCTGGCCGCTATCCCGCTAGGATTGTCGGGGTCGCTGGCGCCAATGATGTCCGACACTCGATCCGCCATGTCCTGCATGGTCTCGCCTTGGACCAAGCCTTGGAGCAGTTCGTCTTTGATCCCCGTGGCCATCTCGTCGGTGATAATCCCGATCCGTTCCGAGAACATGCGGCCTTGGTATGGAGTATTGGCCAGAAGGCGGACGGCGTTTTCCGGGGGAGGCGCGTAAGCCACGTCGATGTTCGGTGGGGTCGCTTGGTCCAAGGCATAGGCGCTGTAGTCATAGGACTTGTAGAACTGATCCACGGTTGCGTTGTGGATCGTGACCCCCGCTTTGTCCGCGGCATTCAAGGATGCCTGATGGATCACGTCCAGGAGTTGATACCATCTTCCGGACTGGACAAGGTCCGGAAGCGTGAGTTGAATTTCCGGATCGTCCACAAGGCCCATGATGTAGGCTATGATCTCCGTCTGCGCTCGGCTGTACGCCCCCAGGACCACGTCAACGCTCGCGTTCTCGTCAGCGCGAAGTGCTGCCGTGGCCTGGGAATAAATGTCTGACAATAATTCAGCCTGGGTCTGCGCCACTTACTTCCCGTCCCCCTGGCGAAGGCCGGCGTTGGCTTGGTCACTCCCGGACTTGGGCGAGCCCCCGGGCTGGCCAGCGCCGCCACCCGCCTTGACGGATGAAGCTTGGATGGCGTCCTGCTGCCACTCGGCGCCCCTGCCGCTATCGTTCTCGGCCTGCTTGGCCTTCATCTCGTCGTCGTAATCATAGTTGTTGATGGCCATCTCTTTGGCGTACATGGTGGAAGCGCGTTCATGGGTAATGAAGCCCGCGATCTCGCCCTTGAGCACATCCACGATCTTGCCGGTCCGGTCCTCTTTGCTTATCTCCGGGAAGATGACTTCCATGGACTTGTCCAAGGGCTCAGATACGTCCTTCATGGTCAGCAGGGACGCGATCTCGGTCATGGCCTGTTTGAAGTCCCGTTGGGCCAGGGCGAGCTTGATCGTTCCCAGGCTGGCCTTGCGGACTTGGGTATCCGGAAGCCCCTGCATGGATCCGTCTACCTGTATCACGTAGTCGTAGATTTCCCGGACCATGGCCTCGACCTTGAGCTGCTTGTCCTCAATGGTCCGCGTGGCCGGTGCCTCTTTGACGAGGCTGTTGGCGCGGCTACTGCCTTGGCCGGTCTCGCCGAGCCATTCCGGGGCGATGCCCATGCCCACGGCGATGTCCTTGCGCAGAAGCTCGCCGAGATCGTCCCGACTGCTGTTGCTGGAGCTGGTAGGCTGGAGGTACTTGCGTTCTACCTGTTTGTTGTGGACGTAGACCGTCCCGGCCTTAGGGATGCGCGTCCCGGTGTTTTGGCTGGCGATGTCCTGTACATCCGCAAGGCTTCCGTCCACGGTGATATCCAGTCCATAGCTTTCTTCAATCTGCGCTTTGATGGACTTGGCGTTGGTCCAGTCGCGGTATCGCTTCAGCCAACTGAGCACGGGGAAAAGGTCGCTCCGTCCACGTTTCTCCCCGGGCGTCACGTTCTCCTTGATGTGAATGATCTGCTCGGCGGGGATGTCGTTGATGACGTACTCGGTGGGGATGTCGCTGGACTTATAGACCAACTGCCATTGGGTCGGATACTGCTGGTGGTAGTACAGGACGTTGTCGATGTCCACCGGATCAGTCACGATTTCCCAAACCGTGCTGGGATCAACGGGCGTGATCTTCGCCAACTTCATAGCGTCACGCCCTTTGAGGGTCATGGTCTCGCCGCCCCAAATCAGGGTCGTGACATCATCCCGGAGTTTCGCGTTGTACTTGCACCGCTCAACAAAGGCGTCCCAAAGCTTCTGGCATTCAGGGCTCGCGGCGAGAACATCCACGCCCTTGCCGATGGTGTAGTTGCGGAGCATGGTGATTGCGGCCTTGCCCAGGGGATGATGGTTCTTCACCCAAAAGCATTTAGCCTGCATGTCCAGGTAGTCGTTGAGGTACAGGTTCTTGCTGAACGGACCGCCGAGCAAAGGGATGTACTCGTTGTTGGGCGGCCCCGCGTAGCCGTCACCGTACCATTCCCCCCCGAAGTCGAAGCTGTCCCACGATTCGAGGATCTTGGCCGTGGCCCACTCAGGGGAAGCGAACAGATTCTTGGCCTGTTCCTGACTGCGAATGTGGCGGACTTCGACGGTGAATCCGTCCGTCAGGCCGTGGACCGTGGACTCGCGGGTGCTCTGCTTGAGCCGCCACGCCTTGCCATCGTTGGAACGTTCGGCCTCAACCATGTGGCCTTTGTGGACACGCTGGACCACGGCGATACGTCCCCGGACCTGGATCTTGCCCTCTTGGAACGCCTTCAGCGGGATCATCATCCGCCTACGAAATTCCTCCTGGGTAATTGTCTTCTCACTCATGTCCCCGAATTCTTTGGGCCAGCCGTCCGGGTTGTAATCAATGGGAGTCCCGGTCTCCTGGGCATAGGGCCTGTTTCGATTGGCTTCCCGTGCGGCCTTGATGTCGGCGGGATGGACGAGGGTGAGCTTAGGCTTGCGAGGCATGATCGTCTCCTTCGGGGATGGCGGCTTGGGCGGCGAGGATCAGTTTCCTACGTTCCCACATGTCGCGCCACACTTGAAACTTGTTGGTGTCCCGGCGCATGGTCGGCCACGGCGGCAGGCCCATGACTTCGAGCGTCTTGGCCTGCTCCAGCGTCGGCTTCACTTCCTGGGCGGCGAGCTGGGTTTCCAGCAGATAGATCATCATGGATTCGATCCGGGCCATCTGTTCCTGTTGGTCAGGCGTCATTGTATCACTCCGAGTATCCCCCGCGGCGGCGAGCGCCCCCGGGATTGATGAGGATCTTGTCCACGGGCAAGTCCTTGGCGTTGGCGATGCAGTCATTCATGGCACCGTGGAAGGCGTCAGGCAAGTCATCGTGCTCCCCATCCTTGCCGGTGAAGGCCTCCATCCGTTGCAGGAACCTTTGGTTCCATCCGCCCTTGAGAAGCAGGACATTGGACTTGCGCGCCTGGGCAAGCGAGGGCTTGCCTCGTTCGAGCTTTGATCCCGTGGACGGAACGCCTTCGGCATCCCAGCCCCGGACAAGCTTCTCCAGGTAGGCCGAAACCATCTTGCCAGCCGAGCCTGGCTCCTGCTCCCATCTTAGAGTCACACGGCGTCCGTCCATCTTGGCCGTGGTCGTGAAGATGGTTTCGACGCCGTCCGCTTCCCAGCGGTCTTCTATGGCGTCCTCGACAAGGTATTGGCCGTTGTCCAAGGCCGACACCTTGACGCCTGCGGTGAAGTCGGGATCTTTCCCGGGCTCGTCCGCCGTGGCGGCGAAGTCCCAAAAGCGGGTCGTGTGCGTGGCCTTGGCCGTCACCTTATCCACGATCTGAAACATCTCGCGCTTGTAGATGTTCCCTTGGCGACGGGCAAACCAGTTGCCTTCCTTCAGCCTGAGCCGGTCGTGTTCCTCCAGCATGTCCAAGCTGGCCGAGTATTCGTCGCCGAGCTGCGGGGCAAGCTCACCGGGGATGAAGGTGAAGCTCCAAGACCGCTTCTTTGGATACCGTTTTCGAAGTTCCTCCTGGGTATCCGCGAACACAAACACACCGTTGTCCACGACAAGCCAACGGATCGTCCCGCACTTCTTAAGGTCCGGGTAGCCTTCCGGGTCCAGATACCAGAAGACGAGATCCAAGACCCAGCTTTCAGGGTCCGGGTTACAGGTCATCCGGACGCAAGGCCTGAGTCCTTCAATCGTCGTTCTCAGGCGCGAGAACAAGAACAAGAACATCTTCTTGGTAAAGGTCGTGACTTCGTCGAACTGGAGCTGATCAAACTGCGCGCCTTGGTATTGAGGCAAATCCTTTTCGTGCTCCAGCGTCCCGAACTCATGCTTGAATCCGTTGGGCCATTTCCAGGTCAGCGTTGAGACCCAGGGGATTCCTCCGATCAGAGGATAAACCTCCATGCTGGTATCCCATAGGGCACCGGACTTCTTGATCTCAGGCATCGTGCGCCTGAGGGTCGTGCACCTGAACATGTCAGCGGTCTTCGATGCCAAGTGCCGCATCGGGTCCACCAACAAGGCCCAGGTCTTTCCGGCACCCGCCTTGCCACCATACAGGATGATGTCGGCGCCACAAGAAAGGAACTTGGTCTGAGGCCCCGGATTAGGTCTTAGTTCCGGCATCCTTCTTCGCCTCCCGGCCATTGGAAGGGATCACAAGGACCGTTTGGTTTGATCCCTCAGGCAATGGATTCTCAGGATCGGAGCCGATCAACTGCTTGTTCGTCCAGCCTCCCTTGCGTTCGAGGTAGAACTTGACTAAGTCCTTGTTCCCTTTCATGGCCATAGCGATAGCTTTGCCGGACACATCGGCTACGCCTTTGGCCTTGCCCTGCTCAAACGCTTGGTAAATTTCGGGATTTCCCTTCTGTCTCTCCATGTAGGTGTCTATGCTCATCCCGAGGGCCAAGGCTATCTGCTCCTTGGTCATCTGCTGCCTTGCGTACTTCCGAATGAGGCGCAGTTGGGCGGGCCCAATGAGCTTGGGCTTGGGTCCGCGCTTTCTCTTGGGCCCTGGCTTTCTCCTTTTCGTCACGGCGTCAGCCTTCCTAGGTTTCTTCTTCGGGCTCGCCGGTCAGGATGTCCACCTTCTCATAGAAGGCCGCGGACATTTCCTGATCGTTGCACAGAGGCTTGATCTGCTGGTTCAGGTACTTGCCTACGCTCTCGCAGGTCCGCATCCCTTCGACGATGTCCTTGGGAAGGTTGCTGTAGTGGTAGCGGCTCCTGTTCTTGAAGATCACCTGGAGTTGGACGATCTCCGGGTCTTCGGTGCTGGAAACGATGTGGTAGGCGTCGATGTTGCTGCTTTGGGGCGTCGGGGTCCAGCCTTCAGGCCAGCCGGCTTGCCGTTGGATGTCTTGGGGCTCCATGGGGTCTCCTTTGGGTCTCAGCCGAAGAATCCGCCTTTGCGGTCCTTGCGGCCTTGGCGGTGTCTTGCCTTGCGGATGTGCTCTTTTCTCGCGTGCTTATGGTGCTCTTTCGGGGCGTGTGGTTTCTTTTCATGGTGGACGTGGGGCTTCTCGGGATCTACGGACATGGCTTTCTCCTTCTGCTGATAGAGCTTTTGGATTAAAGCGGCCATTGCCGAGACGATGATGATCAGCAGTAGGACGCATCCCATGACTACCGCTGGCGCCAAGTCTCCCAGGGCTTCGGGTCCGTTTAGATCCTGAGGGATCCCTTGCGTTCCTGTCTGTGTGGTCTGCATGGATCCTCCTGTTTGGATTTGCGCTTCTCGTTAAAGCGTTTTGTTAAAGCGTCCGCTGTTGAGGTTGTTGCCCGGGCTACTACTGCCATGGTGAGCAAGGTGAAGATCCAGGTTAAGGTGTCGCTCATGGGTTTCCTTGTTCTGTGTCCGCACCTGGGGCCTCGTGGATCTTCGCGCTTGGGCGGGCGACGGATGTGGTCTGGACTTGCACCGGAGGCCCTTGCATTGAAGGGGTGGGTGGATTCATCCGCGATTGAAAGATCTCAGGTCCAGGAGTTCTTGTGGGCTCCATGGAATCTGCTCGCCGTTCTCGCTGTTGGCCAAGCAGCCTTCGACCTTGTCGAATCTGGCCTCCGCCACGGCGCCCAGGGGCCGGCCCATCATGCCGTTGTGGACGAAGCGGTGACAGGAGAAGTCCACCATCAAAAGCCGATGGGGTTGGTCCAGGTCTTCGGCTCCAGCCTTGCGCAGTTCGGATCTTGGCGTCTTATGGTGTGGATGCACGGTCCCAAGGTACATGATCCCGGAACAGGACTGGCACGGGGCCACCTGCTGATCATCCTGGAGCCATCCGAACTTGCTGAAATATTTGAGGATGGCGGAATGAATGGCTTCCCTCCGGGGGCGGGTCTTCTTTCCTGGGCCCAGGGCCTTCGTCCGTTTCAACGCCTCACGGCGTTTCATCGGGGAATCAGGAGTTGATGCGCTTCCTTTCCTAAACTCCTGGCCAGGGAATCCAGGGTGGACAGAGGCGTGTCCGTCTGCGCCTTTTCGATCCGGCTCACGGCGGACTTGTGAATGCCGGATAGCTTCGCCACGTCTTTCTGCACCAAACCTTGGGCCAGCCTTTCGACAAGCAGGTTTTCGGCCAGGATCAAACGGCTGAAACCCTTGAATCTCTGCAAGTCCCTGGAAGATGGGCCTTCGGGTTTGCGTCCGCGGTGGAACTTTGGGGAGTCGTTTTTGGGTTTCATGTTCGGAAGATACCTCGCAGAGTGTTGCCTTGCAACAATTATCTTACGTGGCGCATCATCCAATTGAACACGAAATAGGGCCGCGACACTTCGAGTTCTTCCACGGCGCTGAACTTCTCGCGTTCGAGTTCACGCTTCTTGAGGTTCTTGGCGGCTTCGCGCTGACGGTAATACTCGGAATTGAAGCCGATCCCGTAAGAGGCCTTGAGACGGTTGTTGATCTTGCGGCATTCGGAGCATCGTTCGTGCTGCCAGCTCCGCTTATAAAACTCCCGGTTCTCTTTGCAAGGCCCCAACAAAGTGCCTGGGCAGGTGACGAGCTGGGGCTTCGGGACGGGATTCATGGCTTCGGCTCCGCGTTCTGAAGCTGGATCACCTTTTCTTCGAGCAGCTGTATCTGCTGATCCTTGGTCAGAGTAAATCC